GGCGGCTGGTACATTGCAGCTAGCGCCATTGGCTTCTACATTCTCTGGGTGTTCTACCTTGCAGTGATGAACCTGAAAAGGGCCAAGGATGCCGGTCTGATGACCAAGACCGCCATGGTTTTTGGTTACCCGATTTTGGTTGCTGGGTGGCTGGTTGACTTTATAATCAACGCAATGGTTTTAACGTTGATACTGCTTGAGTGGCCTAAAGAAATAACGGTAACTGCTCGTTTAAAGCGTCACAACGCAACAAGCACTGGCTGGCGCAAAGCTGTAGCAGTGTGGTTTGAACCTCTGTTAGACCCTTACGACCCCAGCGGAGACCATATTTGATGGAAAACATAGACCCGATTCAATACGGCCGTTTGATTGCTCAAGTTGAGAACTTAACAACTAAAGTCGAGTCTATGGACACGGACATTAAAGAGCTACTCGCCTTGGCAAATAAAGGGCGTGGTGGTTTTTGGATGGGCATGACAATCGCATCTATGTTGGGTGGTGTTCTTACCTGGGCTTTGAGCCACTTTAGGTAATGCTGCTAGAGCTTGCTGCTGCCAACGCAGCCTTTGCTGTCATAAAAGAAACCATTGCCAACGGTGGCGACATCATGTCGGCAGGTCAGCACATCTTTAAGTTCTTTGACTCCAAGTCAGAGATTTCCAAGAAGGCAAGCGGATCAGGCTCAGACTCAGAGGCATTCTTTGCGCTTGAGCAAATCAAGCAGCACGAGATACAGATCAAAGAAATGTTCATCTACCAAGGCCGGCCAGGCCTGTGGGATGAGTGGCTTGCATTTCAGGTGGAAGCCCGGAAAACCCGCGAGGCTGTGGCTCGCGCTATAGTTTTAAAGAAGCGCAAGCGCATACGGGCAATTAAAGACGTGCTGACTGGCATTACAGTGTTCTTGTTGGGTGTAACGGGCATTGGGGTGGCGCTGCTAATCGCGTGGGTTGTTGTAACAAAGGTGATTAAATGATTCCAATACTGACTTCGCTTATATCACTGGGCAGCACATGGATGGAGGGCAAGCAAAAGCAAGCCGAGGCCCAGTCTGCCGCTGCCATCGTGGGCATCCAAGCCCAGGCCGACATACAGAAGGCCAAGGCAATTTCAGCGACTCGCATGGCGGAGTCTGGCCAGGCGCAAGACTTTGACTTAGACAAGATTGCTATGGAGCAAATGGCTAAGTCTTGGAAGGACGAATTCTTGTTGATTGTGTTCCTGGCGCCAATGATTATGGCGTTCATCCCATCGCTGGCACCTTACTCGTTAAACGGTTTTGAGATTATTGACAAGATGCCAGAATGGTACAGGTACATCATTATTGGAATGGTTATCGTCATCTACGGCCTGCGTGGAATGGTTAAGCAGCTGGCGGCCAGCAAACTGAGTCTGCCCAAATAAAAGGAGTACGTCATGTCGTTCTGGCTACCTGTTGTTTTTATTTGCCTCAGTGGCGGTAATTGCGGGTTTGCCAACGGCAGCTTAACAGCGACAGCCAGCCAGTGCGAGAAGACGAATTACGCCGTCAGACAGAAGCTGGCCACAGACCTAGATGTTGCAAGTTTTAAACTTGTCTGCATACAAATAAAGAAGGACGAATTTATATGATGCTCACAAAAAACTTTTCACTTGAAGAGCTGACAAAATCACAGACAGCCATCAGGTTGGGCATCAACAACCAGCCAGACGACACGCAGCTGTCTAACCTGGTGGCGCTGTGTGAGAGTGTGCTCCAGCCGATTCGCGACCACTACGGGCTGCCTGTGCACATTAGCAGCGGCTTTCGATGCCCGGAGCTGAACACAAAAATAGGTGGGTCGGCCACATCGGACCACTGCCGAGGTTGTGCTGCGGACATTGAAATACCAGGCGTGGACAATCTCATACTGGCAGAGCACATCAACAAGATGAATTTTCGACAACTGATACTAGAATTCTACGACGGCACACCAGCCTCTGGCTGGGTACATATCAGCTATGACATTGCGGACAATAAGAACCAGGTCCTGACGGCGTTTAAGCAGGGCGGTAGGACAGCCTACAAAGCCGGGTTGATAGCATAATTAAGTCATGCCATCGAACAGACAACAGGCCCTATCCGCGCCACCAGTCCCAACCCTGCCAAGCGCGCCGGACGAGTATAGTGCGCAAAACACACGGACAAGCTCTGGACTAATCCGCACGTTTATGATCCGGCTGACCAGCGGTCTGCAGTCGCTGTTTGGCCCTGGCGGCGGCCAATACATTGACAATCCAAACGGTTTGTTTTTTAGTACCGCGACGCAAAACATTGCTGTCATCGACACGTCTTACCCTGTTGACTTCAACGTCACAGACTTAAACAACACGGTCACGGTCGTAGACTCTAACAAGATTACCGTCCTAGTGGCTGGCATCTACAATTTTCAATACGCAGCAAATTTGGAGTCAACCAATGCAAGCTCAAAAAACATCTGGTTTTGGACTAAATTAAACAATGTAGACACAAGCTATGCACGCATTACAACACTGTCAGGTGCGGGCACATATGGCACGGTCAACTGGAATTTTTCTATCAGCATGCAGGCCAATGACTACCTCCAAGTTATGTGGGCGGCAGATGACACTAACGTGCAATTGGTGACCAACGCAGCTAGTACCCCCTACCCCGTGGTGCCGGCATCAATACTGTCTGTCATCTACGTTTCATCGCTACCACCCTGAGATTTTTAACCATGGCATTTATCCCACTCCAAATACCGCCAGGCATCTACCGCAACGGCACAGAGCTGCAAAGCGCTGGGCGGTGGTTTGACGCTAACCTGGTCCGGTTTTATGAGGGCACCATGCGCCCCGTGGGCGGCTGGCGCAAGCGCAGCGACAACACCGTGACCGGTGCAGCTAGAGCGCTCATAACGTGGAAGGACAACAGCGCAAACCCATGGATAGGCATCGGCACACATTCCGGCCTGTACGCCATGCGCGTGGATGGCGCTGTGGAGGACATCACGCCAGCCGGCTTTACGACCGGCATTGAGGACGCGACCGTGTTTACGGGCTACGGCAACGGCGTCTACGGCTCGCAGGCATACGGCGTGGAGCGCCAGGGGTACACAACAGTGACCCCAGCAACCATGTGGACGCTGGATACATGGGGCGAGTACCTGGTGGGGTGTAGCAACGCGGACGGCAAGCTGTACGAGTGGCAGCTGGACTTTACAACACCAACGGCGGCGGCCGCAATAGCAAACGCGCCAACCGGCTGTAAGGCCATACTCACAACATCAGAGCGCTTTATATTTGCCCTTGGCGCTGGTGGCAACCCGCGCAAGGTCCAATGGTGCGATCAAGAGGACAACACAGTGTGGACGCCAAGCACCACCAACCAGTCTGGTGATTTTGAGCTGGCCACAACTGGAACACTGCTGGCTGGCAAGCGCGTGCGCGGCCTTAGTTTGCTGTGGACCGACGTAGACTGCCACGCCTCCGCCTACATCGGCCAGCCATTTATTTTCAGCTTTGAGAAGATCGGCTCTGGCTGTGGGCTAATCTCACCGCAGGCCGTGGCAATCGTGTCAGACTCTGCCGCGTTCTGGATGAGTAAGTCAGGCTTCTGGATGTACGACGGCTCAATCAAGCCGTTACCGTCCGACGTGAGTGACTACATCTACCGCAACATAAACACGTCGCAGTCCAGTAAGACCTACGCCGTCCACAACAGTGAGTTTGGCGAGGTGTGGTGGTTCTACCCAAGCGCGTCATCCAACGAGGTTGACAGCTACGTGACATACAACTACCGAGAGGGCCATTGGAATATTGGCTTGATGGGTAGGACCTGCGGCACTGGTAGGGGCGCGTTTGAGAAGCCGCTAATGTTCTCAACCGACGGCTACCTGTACGAGCACGAGGCCGGCTTTGACTACGAGGGCGGCACACTGTACTGCGAGAGTGGTCCGGTCCAGATCGGCGCTGGCGACAACCTGATGGCCGTGCGTGAGCTGATACCGGACGAGCTGAACCAGGGTGAGGTGACCGCGTTGTTTAAGACCAAGCTGTACCCCAACAGCGCCGAATCCAGCCACGGCCCGTACTCTATGTCCAATCCGACGAGCGTGCGGTTTACTGCTCGGCAGGTCAAGATGCGGGTCCAGAGCAATGGCAACAACAACTGGCGCGTGGGAACCATGCGCATGGACGCCGTCCAGGGCAGCCGAAGGTGACATAAAATTGACCATGTAGTCAAAACTTACAGAAAGAACACATGGCCGATTTATTTGAAGACGTTGCGAGGTGCCGCACATACATAGAAGCGGCATTAAAATATAGCCAAGGGACGCACACCTTTTCAGACATAGCGGCTGGCTTGCTGAGTGGTAGGTACCAGCTGTGGGCAGGCCAGAATTCTGCTGTCGTCACGGAGATCATTGTCTACCCGCGCATGAGGGACCTTCATTATTTCCTTGCAGGCGGCGACCTCGATGAGCTTAAAGAAATCAGGCCCCGCATCGAGGATTGGGGCAGGAAGAATGGCTGCAGCAGGGTATCGTTGGCCGGAAGGCCGGGGTGGGCTAAGACATTTTTGAAGGACGAGGGGTACGAACCAGCGTGGTTCATACTTAAAAAGGATTTGATATGAGCATAGGTGGCGGAGACTTGGCACAGCTGACGTCTATGACAGCCCATACTTTGGGCGGATTGGGTCAGGTACCATTGGCCGGCGGATGGACCGTGAGTATGAGCAATCACTCTCTAGTGGAATCCCGTACCCGTCCACTGGCGAACCCCGACTAAACCCAGGGGTTACACCCATGCCTGGCGGTAAGGGCGGTGGACAAATCGGCATGCCTATGCAGCAGCCGACGCAGGTACCCTTCTACGCGCCACAGGGGCCTGCGCCTGTTGGCCAGTTTGACAATACAGGACGCGTCGCAGACTCAACACTACTTGGCGCAGCAAAACATACTCAACCGGCCACAAAACTCATACCAGCCCCTAGTGACGCCGGACACGTACCAGAATTTTTATGGCAACCAACCAACTTACAGCAACAATCGCGGCATCTTAGCGCCAGACTACAGGCCGATGGCTCAAGACGTTTGCCAATGACGAGCTGATCCGCCGAGTCGCCAGAGAGACTGGTGGCTCCGACTCTGGCCAGCCCTACTACGGTGTGGACACATCGGTCGGCGGCAGCAGCGGCGTTACGCAGGACATGCTGGACGCTGCCAACGCTTCAACCGATCCGATTGGCACATTGATCGCTGAGATTGCTGCGTCCACGCCTGTTGCTGCGCCAATAGTTACTGGGCCCAGCGACCCTGTGGGCGGAAGTTCCGTTACTGACGCGATGATCGATGCGGCCAATGCGTCCAACGACCCTATTGGTACGCTGATTGGATCAATAGAAAGCATACCAGGCTCCACGCCAGCACCAGCACCAATTGTTTCATACACACCGACACCTGTTACGTCAAACCCCAACGTTTACTCAAGCAGCAGTAGCAGTGGGTCTCCCGTCGGGGATGGACGGGCCACATCTGCCGTTACAGATAGCGAGGGCAATGCAGTAACCGACAGTTCTGGCAATGCAGTGACGTCAAGCGGCAGTGGTGAGGGAAGCTCCAAGATTATCTGCACGGCAATGAACCACGCCTATGGCTTTGGCTCATTCCGCAATGCTATTTGGATCGCCTACGCGGACAAGCACCTTACCAAGGCGCACGAGGTTGGCTACCACACGCTGTTCCTGCCATTGGTTGATTTTGGCTTTAAACGTGGCGACGGCAAGCTAAACATGACTGTGCGCAAGGTGTTGGAGTGGGGCACGCGCCATCGCTCAACGGACCTGCGTGCAGAGCTGCGGCACACCAAGCGCGACACAACCGGTCGCATCATCCGATTTATTTTTGAGCCGCTGTGTTACGCAGTTGGCAAATTGAAGGGGTACTAATATGTCAAAAGGCGGCGGCGGAAGCGGAAGCTCAACGGTCACACAAGAGATTGATCCAGACGTAAAGGCTGGATATCTAACCAACCTCGACTACGCGCGTGATGTGTCCAACAACATGGGCGCACGTGAGTTTGCTGGATTTAATCCCCAATACAACAGCGGGGAAAACCAAATCATGGCCGCTGCTCAGGGCGGCCAAGGCATGCAGAACGTGGACGCTGCAGCTAATCTGACGCGTGCTGGTGCTGGCTACGCACCGCAGCAGATTGGCTTCGACCAGGGCATGGTCGACTCGTACATGAACCCGTACACCGACGCGGTGATTAACACAGGGCTGTCTGACTTGGAGAAATCCAGGCAAGGCGCGGTACAGCAGATGGGCCAGCGGGCCACTGCCGCTAAGGCGTTTGGCGGCTCGCGTCAAGGCGTTGCTGAGGCTTTGACAAACCAGCAGTACGGCACGCAGGCGGGCAACATGATCGCTAACTTGCGCAGCCAAGGCTACACGCAAGCACTAAACGCCGCGCAGCAACAGCAGTCGGCCAACCAGGTTGCTGGGATGCAGGGCGCGCAGTTCAGAATGGGCGCAGCCCAGCAGCTGGGGCAGATGGGCCAAGCGCAGACAGCCGGCCAATACCAAGGCGGACAAGCCATGATGGGCTTAGGCCAAGCGCGCCAGGGCCAAGAGCAACAACGCATGGACGCGCAGCGCAACCTAAACCTTGAGCGCTTGGGATTGATGCAGGGCGCATTGGGCCTGCAGCCGGCCAACCTTGGTGGCAGCACCACGCAGCCGATGTACCAAAACACCGGGGCAAACATGATGGGAGGCGCATTGGGCGGTTACAGCATGTTTGGCCCAATTGGCGCCGCCGGCGGCGCGTTGCTAGGCTTACTGTAAGGGGATGATATGAACCAAGGCTTTAATATGCAAGACGTCATGAAGATGGCCATGATGCAGCGGGGCCAGGGCGGCCAAGGCGGCCAGCATCGGATGCCTGATGGCTCCATGATGGCCAACTCAGCAATGGGCGGTCAAATGGGTCAAGGCCCAGCGATGACGCAGGATGAGTACATGCGCCTAATGAAGCAAAAGCAAATGCAGCAGATGGCCATGCAGATGATGCAAGCCGGTCAACCTGGCGCCCAACAACAAGGCATGCCTATGGGCGGCCTAATGCAATTCATGGGGAAATAATATGGCTGGATTTATGGATATGTTTAGCGGTGGTGATGGCGGTAGTAGCGGCAATAGCGGCATGTTCGGCGGCATGTTCGGTGGCGGCGATGTATACGGCGACCTGCTGACCGACGAGCAAAAACAGCGCATGCAGCAGCAGACCATGATGACCATGGCCGCCAAGCTGCTGCAGGCCGGTGGGCCGTCCACCACACCCACCAACCTTGGCCAAGCCTTGGGTGGTGCGTTTTTGTCTGGCCAAGAGGCTTACGGCAAGGCTGGCCAAAACGCTGTGCAGGGTATGATGACCAAGCAAAAGATTGAGGAGTACAAACGCCAGCGCGACATCCAGCAAAAAACCCAAGACATTTTGACGGGCGTGCAGCCTTCGCTGACGTCGGCTCCCACGCAGATGCAAACACCAGCGCCAAGCGACATTACATTGGGCGCC